TTCAACAGGAACTGCTCTGAAGATCGACAATGAAGATGTATATACTGCATCCTATTCTTCAGGAGAAGCAGCAGTAGGAACTTGGGCTGCTAAGTATCCAGGTGCTGCGGGTAACTCTCTGCGAGTTGGTATTGCAGACGCATTAACATTCGGCGAATGGTCATATGTTGCACAGTTTGATTCTGCTCCAGGAACCTCAGCATATGCTGCGAAGTTTAATTCAACTGGTGACGAAGTTCACGTAATCGTTGTTGACGAAGATGGCGCATTTACTGGTACTGCTGGTACTGTTCTAGAAAAGTTCTCATTCCTTTCTAAAGCATCGGATGCTAAAAATTCTGACGGATCAACAAACTTCTATAAGAACGTAATTAACACACAATCAAAATACATTTGGTGGATGGATCACCCAACAGGAATGTCTGATTGGGGGTCAACTGCCGCAGTTGGAGGTGCATTTGTCGGTCTTAATTCACCAGCAAACGTTTCCCTTACACTTGGAGTCGATGCTGCTCCTGCAGCGGGTGATGTTCAAACTGCATATAACCTGTTTGATAACAAAGAACTCGTTGATGTTTCACTTCTTATAACAGGTAATCACCCTGTTGCAGTTGTTCAGCATGTTATCGACAATGTTGTCCTTGATCGTCTTGACTGTGTTGCATTTCTTTCACCACCTCTGGCAGCAGTTCAGAACAATGCTGGTGATGAAGCAACAGATGTTATTGAATTCAGAAACACAACCTTAAATCGCTCGACTTCATACGCTGTTATGGACTCAGGATGGAAAGTTCAATACGATAAGTATAATGATGAGTATGTCAATGTTCCATTGAACGCCGACATTGCAGGTCTTTGCGCTCGTACTGATAATACCAATGATCCTTGGTTCTCACCTGCGGGTCTAAATCGTGGTGCGATCAGGAATGTTGTTAAACTTCTTTGGACGCCAAACCAAACAGAGCGCGACAATCTTTATAAGATTGGTATCAATCCTGTTGCTAATCTCCCAGGAAGTGGTATCGTTCTTTTCGGCGATAAGACACTACTATCGAGACCTTCGGCGTTTGATCGTATCAATGTTCGTCGTCTGTTTATCGTTCTTGAAAAAGCAATTTCGACTGCGGCTAAGTTCCAGTTGTTTGAATTCAATGACGTGTTTACTCGCGCTCAGTTCAAATCGATTGTAGAACCATTCCTCCGCGATGTTCGCGGTCGTCGTGGTATCTATGACTTCCGAGTAGTTTGTGATGATACGAATAACACTGGTGAGATAATTGACCGTAACGAATTCGTTGCTGATATCTTTATCAAACCAGCAAAATCGATCAACTTCATCCAACTGAATTTCATCGCTACGAGAACTTCTATTGAGTTTGAAGAAGTCGGCGCATAACCCTATAAATAAGAAAGACTAGGAGATCTATTATGGATATTTCACAATTTAAGGGGTTACTGGGTGCTGGTGGCGCAAGACCAAATCAATTTCTCGTAACGCTGACTTTTCCGCAATTTGTTGGATTCAATGTCAGTGACAAGAATCTTTTGGTTACTGGTGCTGCACTTCCTGCATCTAACGTAAACCCAACTGTACTCCAGTATCGTGGTCGTGAAGTTAAACTCGCGGGCGAGCGTATTTTTGATCCATGGACAATTACGATTGTTAACGATACTGAATTCTCACTTCGTCGCCCATTTGAAACATGGATGAACGGACTGAATAATCTGGAAACAAATACTGGTATCTTGAGACCAAGAGATTATCAAATGGACATTACAGTTGAACATCTCGATCGTAATGGAAATACTCTACAGACCTACAAACTGTTTGACGCATTCCCGATCAATATGTCGGAAATCGCTCTTCAGTATGGACAGAACGACGTGGTTGAAGAGTTCACAGTAACATTCCAGTATCAGCATTATACCACTGATGATGGTGCTTCGTCTCTACTAGCTGCTGCACTAAATACTCTGGGTCTGGCATAACGATCAGCGAACAATATTAAAAAGTAAAATTGAATTATGGAAATTTTTGGTTACAAAGTTGAAAAATCTAAGGCGGCACCGACGGAAAAATCGTTTGTGCCGCCGACGGACGATGGAGGTTCTGATGTCATTAAGGCAGGTGGTTATTTTGGCACCTATCTTGACTTAGAAGGAACCGCCAACACCGAGGCAGAACTTATTAAAAAGTATCGTGACATTGCCTTTATGGCAGATGTCGACTCTGCCATTGATGATATCGTGAATGATTCTATCTCAAACCTTGATGATGAACGTCCTGTAGAAATTAATCTTGATAATGTCAAACTATCTGATCCAATTAAGAAAAAGATTGAACAAGAGTTTGAAACAATTCTAGATCTATTAGAGTTTAATCTGAGAGCACAAGACTATTATCGTCGTTGGTATATTGATGGTAGAATTTATTTCCACAAAGTAATTGATACGGCAAAACCTAAAAATGGTATTACCGATGTTCGCTTTATCGATCCTCGTAAGATTAAAAAAGTCCGTGAGATCTTTAAAGAAAAAGATGAAAAATCAGGTGTTGAGTTCATCAAGAAGATCGAAGAATACTTTGTGTATAATGAACGTGGCATTGTCCTAGATAAAGCACATACTGCTTCTCCTGGATCTGCTGCAACAATGAAGGTTACTAGAGATGCGATTTGCTATGTTCCTTCTGGTCTGAGTGATCAGGATAAGAACATTCCATTGTCGTATCTGCACAAAGCGATCCGTCCTGCCAATCAGTTGCGCATGATGGAAAACGCTGCAGTAATCTATAGAATTTCGAGAGCACCAGAACGTCGCGTATTCTATGTTGACGTCGGTAATCTCCCAAAGATTAAAGCGGAACAATATCTCCAAGGCATTATGAATCAGTATAGAAATAAACTGGTATATGATGGTAACACTGGAGAGATTCGCGATGACAAAAAGTTTATGTCAATGCTAGAAGACTTCTGGTTGCCTCGCCGCGAAGGTGGACGTGGTACTCAGATTGAAACTCTTCCAGGTGGTCAGAGTCTCGGTGAAATCGGAGACATTGATTACTTCCAGAAGAAACTATTTCAAGCATTGAACGTTCCAATTTCAAGAATGCAACAGCAGTCTGGATTAAACTTCGGTCGTGCTGCTGAAATTAACCGTGATGAGTGGAAGTTTACTAAGTTTATTGCTAAACTTCGTCGTCGTTTCTCTCTTTTGTTTGATGATCTTCTTAAGACTCAGTTAATTATCAAGGGTATTATTACTGAAGCAGACTGGAATCTGATCAGAAACAATATTGAATACAAATATGCTACTGATGCATATTATACTGAATCTAAAGAGCAGCAAATTATACAATCTCGTGTTGAGATTCTTAATGGGGTAGCAAATTATATCGGTACGTTATACAGTAAAGTATATATCCAAAAGAATATTCTTAAACTGACAGATGACGATATTGCACAAATTGAATTAGATAATTCGGCAGACCCAGTTCAATTAGAACCTGGAGTTCAACCACCACCAGATGAAGGACAATAATAATGGACAATACTGAGGTAATTAAAAGTTTAATAAATAACATTGAAATGGGTAATATGACCGATGCAGGCGATGATTTCAACACTGCGTTAGATTTAAAACTTGCAGATATTCTTTCTGCTCGACAAGAAGAAATGGCAAATGCTGTTTTTAATTCGAGCGAAGAAGTAGAAACAGAAGGGGATCCCGATGAAGACGTATAAAGAACTAGTAGAAGGTATCAATGAAACTCTTTCATTCTTTCTAGAAGAAGAAGTCGAAGATCTTGACGAAGCGAATGAAAATTTTGATTCAAACTCGAAGGCACACCAAGCTGCAAAAAAAGCAGTAAAGGGATGGAGGGGTATGTCTAAAGCAACATATCACCCTGATGGTTCAGCAACAATTAACACTAAAGAAGTAACGAAAAATCGTTATGGGAAACATGGACATTATTCGGGTCTTGAAACAACACCTTCACATTGGGCGGTTAGTGCACATTTAAGAGACGCTGGTGGTGAGCATGGTCATTCAAGAGATGACCTCGATAATCACAAACAAAAAATTGACGGTCTTCACTGGAAAGTTAAAGGCAAAATAGTCAGAGGTGTTGGTCGCACGCACGAAATTCATATCCATGAAGGGGTTGAAGGTATCCATGAAATTTCAAAAGATACTCTGAAAAGTTACACTACGAAAAGAACTATGGGTGTCGATCCATCGGGATCAACAAACCTCAACACAATTTCTTCAATGAAGCAAAAGGCAAAGGCAAATTCAACTCTTGGAAATGATGCCGAGGCTGCTCGTCTTAGAACTAAAGCAAAAATTAGCGGTAATAGTACTGCAAAGGCTTACGCTAGAATGGGCGACACAGGTATGCCAGGAAGTGCAGTCGACAAAGCTGCAAAGAAAATGCCAGCATCTTACCGCAAAGAAGAATTCGATCTCGACGAAGGTCGTATGAAAGATCTGGCAATGGACATGGAATCATTGTCACATGAAGATTTTAAAAGAAAACATAAAAGAACGAAGCAAGAAATGCAACATGCGTTAAAGTCTGAGGGTATATCGCTCGACGAACTTAGCAGAGAAACTGTGCGCACCTATTACAACAAGGCTATCGCACAAGGCAAACCGATTGCTGATAAAATGAAAATGGGTGGCGGCGATCATTCAAGCGACGGATCCGACACAAAGACTTTGAAGAAGCGTGGCGCAGGTGTTACAATGGCATTAAAGCGTCGCCGTGGCGAAGTTAAGATGTCTGAAGATGCTGAGCAGACCTACGAAGAACTAAAGGGCGATCAACATAAGATTGACGCGAATAAGAATGGTAAGGTTGACGGTCACGATTTCAAGATTTTGCGTAATGCAAAGAAAGCTAGATACCAGTAAGGAAT